TACTTGCTAAAGGTACTTATGAAGTAGTAACTGAAGAAGGAGTAAGTCAAGACCTTTACATTAATGGTACTCAAGCAATAGTTTACATAGGTAAAATAGTAGAGATACCAGGAACGTATGATCCTGATGGACACGAAATAACACCACCTGTATATTATCCTGGAGTATTCTATGACTTAATGACTACTGAAGAATATGACTTTGGAACTTACGAGGTATTTCCAACAGATTGCGTACATTCGTTTTTAGGATATGAAAAAAATGCAGATGGTATTGATGTAGACCCTGATGAATTAGAAGAAATATAAAACAAATAAAATGAAAGATAATTTAATTAACATTAATTTAGAAACAAGTACAAGTCCTGAAGTAAAAGAAATTAGAGGTAAAGATTGGATTTCTTTTGGAGATGCTAATGGAGAATGGCCTAATTTATATCCACAATTTATTATTGACTTATACTATTCTAGCTCGATTACAGCTGCAATAGTTAATTCTACTGCTGAAATGATTGCAGGAGAAAATCTTATAATAGAAGATCAAGATGATAGAGGTTTAGAAGCTAGTGTTAAATTACAAAACTTTATGGATAGAGCTAATGGTAATGAAAGCTTACACGAAGTAATAAAAAAAATATCTTTTGACTTTAAATTACAAGGAGCGTTTGCTCTTAACGTGGTATGGTCGAAGGATCGTAGTGAAATTGCTGAAATTTACCACGTAGACGTTTCTAAAATTAGATGTGCTAGACCTGATGAATTTGGAAAAACTAAAGGTTATTATATATCAGCAGATTGGAGTAATACAAGACAGAACAAACCTTATTACGTTCCAGCTTTTAATGCAAACGACAGAACTTGTGCAAATCAAATAATGTATTCAGGTCTTTATAGTCCTAATATGAATTCTTATTATATACCTGACAGTGTATCTTGTAATAATTGGGCATTAATTGATGGTAGAGTATCGGAATTTCATTTGAATAATATATCTAATGGTTTTGCTGGTAGTTTTATGATTTCTTTTGCAAATGGAATACCTACGCAAGAGGAGAGATTCCAAATAGAACAAAGTCTTACTGAGAAATTTACGTCGCAAAAATCAGCTGGGAAATTTATTTTAAGTTTTAGCGACGACAAAACTAGAACTCCTGAAATAACTGCTATTAGTCCTTCAGATTTAGATAAACAATACTTGGCACTCCAAGAACTCCTCACTTCTAACATACTTTCAGGGCATCGAGTTACTTCTCCTATGCTTATGGGTATTAAAAACGATACAGGTTTAGGTTCTAACGTAGATGAACTTAATGCAAGTGCAAATTTTTATTTAAACACAGTTGTAAAACCATTTCAAGATCATATAGTAAAAGAGTTAAGAAAAATATTTAAAGTAAATCAAATGGATATGCCTGTAAACTTTGTACAGCTTAAACCGATTACTTTAGAATTTACATCAGAAGACTTAAAAGCAGTAATGACTGAAGCAGAAATAAGAGAAGAATTAGGACTTGAACCATTAGATGTAGAAGTAAGAGAAGATTTTAGTAAAACAGAAAAGGCAGAAAAGACTGAACTCGAATCTTTTATTGAAGAATTTGGTGAAGATATGCCTGAAGAATGGGAATTAGTAGAAGAAGAAAAAGCTGACGGAGAACATACAGACTTTGACTTTGAAGAAGTTTTAAATGATGTAGCTAATGAAAAGATAGAATTAGCAAGTACAGGTAGAGCAATACCTAGTAGAAAATCTGAACAAGATGGTGTATCTAAAAAGACTTATGATTATTTTAGAGTACGTTATGTATATACAAAAGATAACTTCTTAAGTCAAGAAGGAGAAACTAGAGATTTTTGCAGACAAATGACAGGTCAAAAAAAGGTATATCGTAAGGAGGATATAATTAATATGAGTAAAAGACCTGTTAATCCAGGATGGGGGCCGCGAGGTGCTAACACATATTCTATATGGCTTTATAAAGGAGGAGGTAACTGTCATCACTATTGGTTACGTCAGATATACAAAACTACAATAGGAGAGTCTAAGACTACTAAGATAGAAGATGCTGACTTAATAGGATATACTAAAGCTAAGTCAGAAGGGTTTACTGCTAAGAAGAACAATGTATTAGTTGCAAAGCCACCAAAGAAAATGAAGAATAACGGATTTTTAGAACCAAGATAATTATGGCATACGTATTATTTATATCAGAAGAAAAACTTAAATCAAGTACAAGTACTAACCTAAATGTAGATCCTGATTTATTACTTCCATTTGTAAGAGAAGCTCAAAAGCTTTATGTAGAAACTGCTTTAGGAACAAAACTTACACAGAAGTTAAAAGACTTGATAACAGCAGGTACGATAGGAAATGTAGCTAATGCAGCTTACAAGACGTTGTTAGATGATTACGTTGGAGATATGCTTCCTGGATATAGTCTATATCACGCATTACCTTTTTTACGTTTTAAGATAGAAAATGGAAACATATATTCAAAACAATCAGAAACAGGCACAGCGTTGACTACTGAAGAAGCTCAATCATTTAGAGAAGAAATAATGAACACTTGTTCATATTACAGAGAAAGGTTAATAGATTATATATGTAATAATATGTCTAGCTTTCCTGAATACACTCAGAATAGTGGTGCTGATGTGGATGCGTCAAGAGCCAACTATTACAACGGAATGAATCTTGAGAGACCAATGCCACAAGGAACTAGACTAACATTAAGAAACTTTTTAAACGCATCTGATTATTCATAATGAAGAAACACTATAAACCAAAATTAATTAACGTAACTAAGCTGAAATCCTACTTAGAGAGTAAGCCAAAAAATAATAAGAATGAACGACCTAAGAGACACAATACAAGTAGGATTAGCTAATGGTTCAGCTATTGGCTTTACTTTAGCAAGTGCAAACGAAATATTAAGTTTTGTTGCATTGATACTTTCAATAGCATATACAATATATAAATTTTTTAAATTTGAAGATAATAAATAAATGGCTCGTAAAGTTATTTCAAGCACTTCTAAGAGCATTAGAAGAAAAAGAAAGGGTAGACACTCAAAGCAAGACAAAAACACTTACAGAGGACAAGGGCGTTAGTCTAGTTTTAATTAGAGATACTTTTACAAAAGAGTCTATAATTGGTAAGCTGTACGTTGATGGAGAAATGTTCTGTGATACTTTAGAATTGCCTTATAAAGACAATCAAAGACGTATTTCTAGTATTCCTATGGGTGTATATAATGTAAGACTTAGATACCCTAGAGAAAGTGGTACAAGAGACTATTTACACTTATTAGTAAAAGACGTTCCTAATAGAGACTATATACTATTCCACAAAGGCAATAAGGCAGAAGATTCAAGGGGTTGTATTCTAGTAGGACAGAAACGTCAACATAATTTTGTTAGTAACTCATCATTAGCTATGTCATTGTTAATGAAAGAGATAATAAATTTGGGAGGAGAAAATATTAAATTAATAATTAAAAATAAATAAAATGAAAAATTACATTATTACACAACTTCTTACATCTAAGAAGGTATGGCTTGGTCTAGCATCTATTGTTATTCCTTTAATTGCAAATGCTTTAAATGTAGATGAAGATGCAGTATCTAAAATTTGGTGGAGTTTAATCGCTATGTTAGGTGGACAATCATTTGCAGATTTTGGAAAGTCAAAGAAATAATCGTTATAGATTAAAGCCACACGAGATCCAAGTAATTAAGGATTTACGTAGTAAAAAGGTAAATCGGTTGGTGGTGGGAGACGTACATCTTCCATACACCCATCGAAATTACTTACAACACGCAATTGATACTTATCATAAATATAATTGCAATGCCGTTTCGTTCACGGGAGACCTCATCGATTCTCATTTTGCGTCGTTTCATCATACATCAACTGAAACAGATGGTAAGTATGAATTAACTATGGCAATTGAACAAATTAAAGAATGGTACAAAGCATTTAATAATTCTACTGTACCTGGAGGTATTACTGTTTCTTTAGGGAATCACGATTTAATTATTGCTCGGAAGGCAGAGGATTCAGGAATTGATAAAAGATGGGTAAGAAGTCTTAATGAAGTTCTTGGAGTTCCTGATTGGATATTTGAAGAACAATTTGTACACGATAATGTTTTATATACTCACGGAACAGGTTGTAGTGGTAAAAGTATAATGAAAAGAGTACAAAATTGGGGTACTTCTATGGTTCAAGGACATATTCATACACAGGGTTTTATAGATTTTACAGCTTCTTTAAATGATCTTAAATTCGGTGTACAAGTTCCTTGTGGTATAGATTATAAATCTTTTGCCTATGGATATGCTAAATTCCATACTGCTAAACCAATATTAGGATGTGCAGTTATATTAGACAATGGTCGTTTGCCTATAATAGAACCAATGCCTTTGTAATGAAGAAAGATATAACTTGGCAGTTATTCGGTTTTTATTTGCTTATAATAATTATATTACTTATATCTAGTCATTACCTTTCTTAACACTTAAATTGTTAATAAGTATATTAATAAACTTGTGAGTTTCGTTTATTTTATGTACTTTTGTATCATTATTAATCAAAACTATTTAAGATGTCAAAATTTAGAGTAATCAATCGTACAACAAGACAAGAACATATTTTTAACTCAGAAGAAATAAAAAGATTCTTTACAAAGAACTTAATGAGTGATTATGCAATCAGTTCAATAAAGTACGAAGAACAAAAAAAATATAGTCTATTAGCAGATATTGTTGTTGGTATTGCTGCTGTAACTATAATTGTATGGATAACTAATTTAGTAGTATCATAATGAATCACGAAGAATATACAAAATCAACTAATCAAAATTGTGTAGATCCTACTGAATGGAATGGTACTAATCCTTGTTGTGAACAATGTGATGAAGAACTAGACCAATCAGATTATGAGACTATATGTGTAGAATGTTATGAAAATAAATTAAATAATTAAGAAATGAAAACAGAAATATTAAAAGAAAAGTACATTAAGTACAACCTAACTAAAGATGATGTATTTAAGCATCAACACTACATTATTATCACAAGAAGTGGTATTGAGAAAATTGCAGCTTTAGAAAATATAGGACTCTCATTTGAAATTGTAAAATGCGAACCTAATTTTGCAGCAGTAAAATGCAAAGCAGACAATACTAAAATATGGATAGAAACATTTGGATCAGCACTCAAAGGAGAAGGGTACAAAGATGGCAACTGTAACACTTGGTATGTTTTAGAGATGGCAGAGAAAAGAGCAATGTCAAGAGCTGTACTGAAGCTAACAGGGTTCTATGAACTTGGAGTATTTGGAGAAGATGAATCAGAAGAATTTAAAAAGTAATAATTAAATAAATAAAAAAAATGGAAGTAAAAGGAACAATTAAGAAAAAGTTAAAACTACAAAGTGGAACAAGTAAAGCTGGTAATGAATGGCAAAAGCTAGATGTAATAATAACTCAGTCTGATGAGTATTCAAAAGAAGTATGTATTACTGCATTCGGAGATAAAGCTATTGAATCAGTTAAAAGATTTAATGAAGGAGATAGTGTTGAAGTATCTGTAAACGTAGAAAGCAGAGAGTACAATGGTAAATACTACACAAACATTACAGGTTGGAAATGGGCTAATGGTAATACATCAAAAGACAATGTTACTATGGGTACAGATTTTACAGGTACTACACCTGAAGATTTACCTTTTTAAGATGACTGAAGAATTAAACTTTAAAGCTATATGCGACCTCACTACAAGAGTAATGGGGTTGCCTAATGGCTCTTTAGTATTTAAAAATAGAACTAGAAATATACAAGCTGCAAGATCAGTAGCTGGATATATAGGATTGAAAGAAGAAAATATAGATAGAAATGTAATAGCTAAAATTCTAAACAGAGACAGGACTGCTACATATCATTATGAAAATACACATCATAAAAATTTTAAACATTGTATTGTTTATAGAAATACTTTCACAAAAGTCTATAAAAAGTATAAAGATATAGATGGAGAAAAAGATATATTTATAACAGGTAAACAGATGAAGAATCACTTGTTACAAAACAAAGTTTATGAGTCAAGACAATCTGACGTTAAATTAAAAATTATAAGTGGAAAAGCTAAATGTATTATATACACTTCTTATTTTGATTTTTCTAATCAAATAGAAAATGTTAAACTTGCAATGAAGAATTATCACTATACAATTAAGATTATATGAAACACCTACTTAGCAGTTCAGCATTTCTAGTATTAAACAAAGAATTAGCAAGGCAAATAGGATTGAAAGAGTCAGTCCTACTTGCTGACCTAATAAGCAAAGAAGAATACTTTATAGCTAATGGAATGACTGATGGCTGGTTTTTTAATACTGAAGCTAATATAGAGCAAGATACTACACTTACACCATTTCAACAGAGAAAGTGCCTTAAAACTCTTAAAAAGCATCAAATAGTAGAAACTAAACGTAGAGGTGTACCAGCTAAACAATACTTTAAAATAAATGAACAACTAGTTGTGAAGTTTCTTAACAACTTGTCCTTAACAAAATGCACAACTATTAATAAGAATAAAGTAATAACAATACATAATAAATACTTTAATAAGCCAACGACTTTTGAAGTTCAAGATTATTGTACATCACGGAATAATAATATAGATGCAGAAGC